CTCTCCAGCATCTAACTGATTAGGCATATAATTAACATGGTATCGTTGACCGCCTAGTTTAACCTTATGCTTAATCTTTAGCTTGTTAGGTTTAGTGTATATGAATTTAATATTCATCAACACCTTGTTAAGTTCGTTTAATGGTATAGATAAGAACTCTGTATCGTCTATTCCAGTAAGTATAGATAGTACCCGTAAGTGGTTATCTAGTTCATCTTTAAACTCTAGCGATGGTACTTCTACTATCTGCTTGTATTGTGCAAGTGTAACATCTGCCCAGCTGGTCGGTATTGTTATCTTCATAATCTCGATTATATACTTATATATATAAAAAAGTTGTATTTGTTTACGATTTTATTACTATATTTGTAATGCGATTATTGAACATATAAGGGTTCCTGAACATTTCCCTTATAAACATTAAGCCTCCAGTTCTTCATAGTCTGGGGGCTTTTTGTTTATATTGTATTACTTAGCGTAGTGCGATTATTATTAGTTATCTCTTTAATCAGAAAGCATACGTTTAATAGTGTAGTACAATGCACTATTGCTATTGCTTTTCTAGTTAATCGGTAAATATCCGTTTATTAGTGTATTATGTTGCACTATCTATGCGTAGATTAACTACTCTATTCACCGCAATTATGCTAGAGAATAAACACCGCTATTACTATTAGCTAACTTGTTTAGTGCTACGTATCTCAAACTATCAATAAGGTGGTTGTTAAAGTCAATAGGTTTTAATGTGGGATTACCTTCTTTATCTTGTGCCCATTTATAGCTTCTTAACTCTTTAAGTAAATTAGGGCTACTAGACGTTATATTTAACTTATACCGTTTAAGTATATCAATACCATTTCTAATGCTGTCAGCGCCCTTTAAAGCACCCTTCACGTTGAACCTTTGGTTGTATATCTCTTGAATACTTTTAGGTTCTGCTGAATCGGCTATTATATCATCTTGTGGCGTTACTCCTAATTCCTTTAATCGGTTGCCTATATCTTGATTCGTTAGCCCGGTCTTATATTCTAGTTCGTTAATCCATAGTTCACCATCTTGTAAGTACACTTCTAGTATTGCGGTTGGGTCATTAGTAAAACCGAAATCCATTCCCAGAGCTATCTTCTTAGCGCCTTCTGGTATCTTATCTATTATATTGTAGTTCTCAAAGATAACACCGTACACTTTACCGTATTGCCCTAGCCCGTATATCTTCCAGAATTCCGCATCGTTCTTCTCTAAGTACTCTATTTCTTCTATAAGGGTTTGTGGTAAGAATGTGTTGTCTTTGTAAGTGGATACTATGACATCTACATCTTTCTTATCATGTTGGCGCTTCTGTTCTAGTTCTGTATTTATCCATACGTTTTCATCATCTGGATTAAAGTCAATGAATATATCGTCCTCTGTTCTCATTAAGAGTTGAAAGAACTGTTTACTATATGCTAGTTCGTTGGCTTCATTACAGTATAAGATATTACGTTTAGCACCTCTTAGTTTCTTTTCATCATCTGCACCAAAGAACTCTACCATACGCTCACCACATTTGTAGGTACGTTTAGTCTTGTTACGTTCTATGAAGCCCCAAACGTTTTGCTTGTCTATTTCTTCTTCAAAATCTCTTATGACAGTGCTATCAAGAGTTGTGGAGTACTTACGAACGGTTGACCATACGCCTCGTGATATACTTCTATCCCTTGCAATATTTCCAGAGAGAAGCCAAAGTAGGCTAATCTGTGCAATACTTCGCGTCTTGCTTGACCTTGTGCCACCTCTGTTAACTTTGATTCTTTTCGTGCTGACATAGTTCTTTGTGAATACTGGTGTTGTATCGAAGTTAAGATTCATTTATCATCTCGTTTCTTCTCATTGATGTTAATATTATCTATTGTCTGATTCTGATTAACCGTTGATTCATCTGTATAGCCACCCCAGTTACGTAACCAGAATTGGGCAGCCATGTAAGTACCACCCCAATATAGTTTCTTTACGTTGAAATCTGTTACAAATAATTTAAACCTTTCAACAATGTAAGAGTACTCTTCTATTTTAGCGTAATCATACATACTTTGTCTACTACTAAACCCTAGAAATAAAGCTGCTCCTTCTAGCGTATAAATACCTTTACCTATACCTGAAAATGCATCTGTTCTCTTTAAGCTATCTTCGTATTTAATGTATTCGTCTATCTTATTTGCAAATTCTACTGGGTCTGTATATTTAGGTGGTTGCCCCCCTGTATTACCTAGACCAAATAAGTTACCCTTTGGTGCTGCCATTGTATTCTTGTATTAGTTTACTTAGTTCCATTAATATGGTTGCTTCTAGCTTATCATCTATACAGGTTAATATACCAGCTGCTTCTAATAGTAGCTTAGCCTTTGTATAGTTAAAGTGTTCCTTATCCATTTATATCTTTTTTTTTAGTTTAATTAAAGCTGCTCTACCTCTTTTTACGTAATTAGTCTTACATTCGTTACATATAAATTCTTCGCAAGTTTCGCACCATTCACACCATTTAAAGGTAGCGTCTTTATCTACATACTTATGTACTCCGCAAGTTGTGTATTCATATGTTCCCTTCATACTGTCTAATCATATTTAAGTTATCTAGTAGTGTAGCGCTTGTACAACTTCTACAAGTCATATTAGTTTTACCTCCAAGTATCTTATCGTGTATTCTAAATGGTGCTTCACCTCCTAGCCATTCTCCTACCCTCTCGAAGAACTCTAGATGCTCTTTATACGGTAATAGTTGCAAGTATTGGTCTTTATTTAACATATTAAATGTCTAGTTTTTTAGTTAATAAAGTGGACAAATTATCATTTTAAATGTCTAGAATGTAGTCTATACTTTAAGTACTTATACTTTCTTTTTGAACCAATAGTAGCTATTTGCCATTCTTTAATTATCTCATAACCCTTGCCCTCTATGTACGCCATCGTTTTGCCAATATCGTATGGTAGCCCATAATCTTCTTTTAACTCCTTTTTGGTAAACGTTCTACCCTCTAGCATTTTATCTAGTATAACCTTATACTTGGGCTTCATAAGCTTACGATGACCATTGTAGTTTATTGGCGTTACCCCTGTATATTCTAAGCCTTCAAATTCTTCAAATGTCATATTAGCTTATTTCGTAACCTCCAAACTTCTTACCAATGAAGCCAGATAAATCTATTGTATTACTTACTGCGGTTGCCCATGCACCATCTGTTTTTACATCTACTCTATACTTGAATAAGTGCCATATATTTTCATACTTGTAATCTCCAGCACCAACTGGTTCGCTATCATGTATTACCATTATATCGAATTTATCCTTAAGACGTTCGATGTCTATATGTCTACGTTCTCCCGGTGCATGGTCTATTAATATTACACCACCCTCTGGATTAATACTATCCCAATCGTTATTAGGTACATAAGTAGAGCCTATCTTTTCTGCCCAGTCTTTGCCATTGTCGTAGCTTTTAAACGTTCTCTTAGCATCTTCGCTATACTTCTTAAGGTATTTAGTAGAACCATGACCAGAGCCAAATTCTACTATGTCACCTTCTGTTGCTCTTAATGCGTACCATAATAATAAACGGTGGTTGTTATCTCCACTCATTTCTTTTAAAAAACTATTTCTTATCATCTTATCTTTCTTTAGGGTGAATTATTTTTATCTCATTTATTATATTAGTCCAATCTTCTCTAGGTTCGTAATCAAAAAACTTTCTATGTACCCAATTATTATTACAATATGAATGCGCCACATTATTTTGCTTTGCCATATATCCCCAGTAATGACCATCGGTAACTACTGAATCGTATGCGTCTATCATTTCGCTAAATATAGTCCTATCAAATTCTTGTCTTGTTTGTGATATTAATATGTTTACCATTCGCTTACTTAGTATAGTAAATTCTGCGTTATAATGAAAGAAGCCATGTTCAGTTGGTGCGCCTACTCCAGATATATCAGACCTTAATACTTCTTCTGTAAATGGGTTCGACTTCATAACTATATCTGCATCGGATGATATTATAAAATCGTATTTATCTACATCTACCGCCTTAAAGCAATCATTCATACTCCACGCTCCTTGCTGACCACCAAAGTTTGCTACTGGTGGGTGTGTTATTATTCTATAATCTTTGCACCACTTGGCACTAGTAGCGCTCTCTGAGTACAAAACTATATCGCCATTCCAACCTATTGCCCTCCAAGATTCTATACTTAACCTAGCCAAGTAATCGTACCCGTTAAAGTGTCTTATTATTAATAGTTGCTTCACAATAAACCGGCTTTAATATTACCTACTATATCTTTTATACTCATCTTTGTACCCGTTATATTTATTTCTCCACTCCTTAAATATACTATTTTATCAACCCAATACCTAAACTCGTTTAGTCCTACCAAATACCTATATTCATCCCTTATTTCTATATTTTGGCTTATCTTTAGTTTCTCTTTAAATACATTTAATATGGTAGTGGGATTATTTACCCACGTACAGACCTCCATTCTTATTATAGTATAGTATTGGAATCGTTTTTTAATGATATTCTCCATTTCTACCTTATGTAAAATATATCTATTTATTCTATCATATACCGCTAAATTACTAAAGTAGACTAAATGGCTATTAGTATCGCATGACATTAAAAGATTCTTTTCTCTATCGTATTCTGACTCATCAACACAAGAACTATCAGATACACCACTAGCAAAGAATATAAAACCTTCTCTATCAATTAATATTTTAGCTATATTCCCATTGCCAATTATCATAATTCGTGATATTTATTAAACATTGCTAAAAATGGGTCTAATTTTACTGGGTGCATTACATTGTTATTCTCACAATGAGCATCTATCATACCTTCGTTTGGTGGTTGCTTCATACCATCACCTCTATCATATCTACCGTAAGCATAAGTACCTGTTAATCTCCTACCTCGTTTTACGTGCTTAACGTTTACACCCTTTAGTTTATCTGTTAGTATTTGCCAATCAGTATTCCACCACTTTTCCCAATCATCGCTAAACGCTTGGTTTGTTCCCCCACAATCTCTTAACATATCTGCTTTAGTATCATAAGTACATTCTAGATATTGCTTCCAGTTAGCCCCACTCATTGCAGTATATCCCATAGGAAAGTATGAATAGTCTGTTAAGTCATGACCATATACCGTTATTTCTTCTATGTTTGGATGCCAGTAATCTTTAAGCGGTATTAAATCCATGTCGCTAGTCATTATCATAGCATCCATTGGTAAGTAATTAGCAGCGTATAGTCTACCAGCTTGTGCTACCGTTGCACTTCTTAGGTTATCTATACGTGGTAGCTGTACTATCATTGTGTTACTTAGATTACACTCTAGCTTAGTTATATCTACATCATCTGTTACCATTACGCATAAGTCCCAACCAAAATGCGCCCACGCCTTTTCTACGTATGGCAGATAGAATAGATAGTCAGGGTTATTATTACTACTTACTACTACTATTTTTCTCATGTCGTGTTTCCATTCGTTTAAAAATACATACTTTAATAATCTATATAATAACTTTAAATGTTCCAATTAAATATACTTGGGTTATATGGTTTTTCTGCTAATCTTATCGCTTCAAATTTATCTACATATCTACCTAAGAATCTTAGTGTTTCACCTTCGTAATACCCACCAGCACCGATATGACCACAAATAGCATTACTATCTTTATACTCTGTTGGTAGTGTTAACGAGTAATCTAAATGGCATCCTTCTTTATGCCCAGATACACTATGGCAATCACAACGCCTATAACCATTTAGAAATGTATTAGCCATACCTAAGAAGTAGTGCTGCATTATACTAGAGTTACCACCATCTGCAAATTTAGGGTAAACAAATCTATTTAATAAGTCTTGGTCTGCACCCTTTCTTTCGTATCCACTCATTTGACTTACTAGCTCACTCCAGTTACCCTTGCCAGTTCTTTGTGCAAAATTATCTTTTAAGAATCCTACCATACCGCCTAGCATCGGTAGATTATGACTTACACTATCTGTTATTGCGTGTGCTGCCTTACCGCTATCTATCCATTGTGCTACTGCTTGTGCATCTCTATAAGTTAATGGGCTATCTAAATCTCTACATAGTACATGACTTACATCAGCATCGTATAGTGGCATCATTCTCCATAACATAGCTTTTGTTAGTGCTGCATCTTCACATATAGCTATCTCTAATCCGCTACCAAATTGTAACTCGCTAAAGAATGCTTCAAATCCTATATAGGTACTTTCATCCATGTGTAGCCTTATAGTCCACTCTGGGAATAATAGCTTTCTTAGTCGCATATTAACCATAAGACCGCGAAGGTAAGAATTAAAGTCAAAACAATTTTCTTGTCGTTCCTTACCGTATCCGAATAAACTATAAGATATTATCTTCTTTCTCATACTAACGATAATAGTATTGCTATTGCTAATATAAAATATAGTATTGTTGCTAGGGCTTTAGATGCCTTTTTTCTATCTTCGTTCATTTATTAGTTCTAAATTTATAATGATAAAGCACCTCTTTTATATATGCTTCATTGGTTAAATCTCCTATCACTTTTAATTGAGTAGCCCAGTCCGTATCTTCTCCATGATTAATCTCTGGGAATATAGCCTTTAACGCTAAATCTTTACGTATTACATTTAAGTGGTTTGGGTATCGTTCGTAAAATACTGGCTCACCCTTTTCATCTACAACTGTTCTATATCTTATATAGTCATTAGAATGTTCAAAAGCACAAGCACCCCCATCATCTACTGTATAAACTCCCTTTAAACTACAATGTGTAGGGTTTGATTTTAAAGCGGTCATTATTAATTGAATATAGTTATCACTTACTTCATCGTCTGAATCTACAAAACAAACGTATTCACCCTTAGCTTTAAGTAAAGATTCGTTCCTTTTCGCCCCTATTGTCTTTGTACCATCATCTGTATTAATTAATATCTCTACATCTTTTCTATCCTGTTTAGATAGTATGGCTACTATATTACTTAGGTAAGCTGCCCTGTCTGGAGTAGATAGTATTAGTATGCTTAGCTTCATTTAAACAATTTTATAAATGCCTTTAACTTAAAGCGCCTACTAGTTATGGTAGCCTTTAATTTATCTACTTCATTTCGCATATCTAGACTATGCTGGTGCTCTAAAGCCAACGCCCTTGCATTATAGTTAATCGTAGCTATTAGCGCTCTAGTTGTTTCATCTGCATTTAGTATCTCGTATGGATCTATTGGCATATAGCCCCCAGCTTCTTCGGGTGTCTTATCTTCGCTGCCCCTATGGCAAGTCATCAGCCTAGCTTCTAGCTTCATAAACTATCTATGTTTAAATCAAAGTTAATAGCACTTCTACGCTTAAATGTTTCTTCATCAATAGCACCGAAAGATTCTGTATGTTGATACTGCTTATCGAATGTAGCGTTATTATGTCTGTAAGCTGGATGTAAATGTTTTAGTATATCTACATCTATGAACTTATAGCAGCCTAATTGTTTAGCTACTTCTGTCATCTCATTGTCACAATATAGCGACTTATAATCTGGGTGGTAAATATAGCCAAATCTATCGTAGTACTCTCTACCCATTATAGCCATAGTTATTAAATCGTTACGGTTTCCATCCGAGAAGTGTAGGCATTGGTCTAAATCTATTGCGCCTTCTTCTTTAAGAAAAGCCCACCTTATTATATCATCAAAAGCTTTCTTTGTGAAAATCATGTCATCGCTCATGTTTACAATTACATCCCAATTGTAAAGGCAACCGTTTACATCTCTATTGATAGCATCAATTTTATCTTTAGACTTACCCATCTTCATCGTTACTCGTGGCGTGTTCTCCATATTTAACCACATAGCCTCGTTATTCATAGTAGGGTCATCCTCATCAAT